TTTTTTTTTTCAAGCAGAAGACGGCATACGAGATCTAGTACGGTCTCGTGGGCTCGGAGATGTGTATAAGAGACAGTCGAAGTTCTCGTCTATTGGCACAAGCTGGCTATCCATCCATGCCACATCGCCCCACGGCACAGGCTCGAGGCCGTTCTCTTCCCTGACCTCGTTAATAAGCTTGATATTCGTTTTGACATGCTCGGTGTCCTCTAAGAGCTTCTTCTCTTTGTCCTCTGGTACGGGGTCGTCAAATGCCACAAATAGTCTCTCGTCAAATCGAGGTAAGAGCCTCTCATTAAGTTTTTCCTCTATCCTCCGACATCGAGGCAATATGCCATACTTAGCATGCTGGTAGCCCGCAGCCTCGGCAACCGCCCTGTTAGACGATTCCGTAATAATAACACCCTCTGGGATATCGTGTGCGGCCATGATCTCGGTACGATTCAACCTCCGCCCCTCTGTAAAATTAATCTCTTCCGGTGTCATGGCAGAACGCGAATATTTCAAGCCCCCAGGAAGGTAAAGGTCTTTCCCCGCATTCTTAGGCCCGGCATGGCTCTGCTTGAGCTTCTGCTTGACCCTCTCGCTCTCGGCACGGCTTATATTCTGGGTCTCCTCAATAATCCCCCCTACCCGAGCTCTGTTCTCCATGATCGATGTCTCAAACTCATTCATCTGGCGCTGGAGATAAACCGCATCCGCAATCCCCCTAATGACCGAGAATCCCGTAAATACATTATGGGGATTCGGATAGGTGAACATGATCACATCCTCGGTCTTGAACTTTGCTTCCGCGTTACCCCTTTTGTATTCATAGTATTTAATGGCATCATTGAGTGAATCCCCAAACTTAGGATTTATGTGCTGTGCGGGAATAACCCATATCTGTTGCGGGATCCTGCTCTTGTCAACGGTTACCGAGGGGATATACCAATAGGCCTCACCTGTCAGGTCAAGGAATGTCCCCGTAAGCTCCCATAGGTCAAAGCTGTTATTGTAGGGGTTGACATTCTGCATAAGGTCAAGAAGCGGATGTTCTGTAACCTCTTCTACTTCTTCTGCCTTCGTCAGCCAGGGATCAAGTGATTGGTTCTGGCATAGATATTTCAGCTTTTCTCGCTTTACGGGCTTTGTGCCTATTGTCCTGTACTGCTGCCCCTTCGTCTCCTTTGCCACGTAGAGCCGGAGCGGATTGATTGCCACGCTCTGACCGTTCCGCTTGGCACAGATATAAGTCCAGCCGGCAAAGTAATTGACGTAATCGGCTTTGCCTCGAGGCTTCTTGTCGGAGAGTCCCGCACCCCAGAAAAACGGGTCGCTCCAGGCCGTCTCATCGGTCAACTGCGGCCGTGTCCCCGATGTCGAGAACGCCGTATCTATGCCCCCTTTATACGAACCGATCGCTCGGCCTATGCCATGTAAGATTCGTTCTATTCTGTTCATTATTATTTCCTCATAACCACTCAATCCTGTCTGCCAGACCCATCCCCCCATCTATCCCCATAACCATATAGCGTAGGGCGTCCATACAGTGGTCATTCTGCTTTAAGGGTTTATCCTTCCATTCGCCAGTCGACTTATTTCGTTCCCATTGATAGAGGGCCATCTCATCGATTACGTTTACGCAATTCTTGAATACTTTAAGCCTCCCCGTCTTTATCCGCTCTGTTACGGCATTTATCCCCGTGCTCACATCATTATTGGCAGGCTGGACATCGAAATCCCTTGCCCTCAATTCCTCTATGTCCTGTGCACCAGATGGGTCAGCGTAATAGGTCACGTCATGGCTCAGGCGTTCTTTGTGCTCATCATAGGTTTTCCTGGCTTGGTAATATTCATCATAGATATAGAGGCAGTCCGTTTTCGGATCTATCGCCCCCTTCAGTGCAACAAAAGGATTGAACTGCCCAAAGTCCATGCCCCCTGCTATCCGCCATTCTCTAGGGATCGCTTTCGGCTCAACTATCATATAATCCTCAAAATCAGAATAAATCAGCCCCTCAGCCTTCCCGAATATGCCCTCATAGCGAAGCTGAAAAGTGTGCATCGGCATTGTCTGTCTAGCTCTCTCAAACTCCTCTTTCGGGAAATACGGGCTGTCCACAGAGCGGAACCGGATAAACTCAATATCGCTTGAGGCCTCGGGGTCTTCCCCCCTCAACAACGCCCCTTTCCGCCTTGCCTTGTCAGCCTCTATCTCGTGGTGGACCCAGTTAAGCGAAATCGGGGTAAACGTCATCAGTATCCGCCCCCGTGTCCGGCTCACCCTGCCCTGCATCATCACCCAGATATCAGGCTTCATAAGACTTGCCTCATCTGCCCAGATCGCATTGGCCGTGATCCCCTCGATCGACTCCGGCTTATCCGCAGAGCGCAGGAAGAATGTTCTGCCGTCCCGTGTCCTGAATGTGGACTCCGCCTTATTAAATATCCCCCATCCCCGGGGTGCGATCTCTTGAAATTTCTGCATCGTACTTTGTTGTAATATCTTATAAGTCGGGGCAATTATCAGGTAATCGCCCGGACCGCGCACTTCCCCCTCGTTTATTATCCATACTGAGCCGAAGGTCGTCTTTCCTGACTGCACGCCAGCGCAAAACATGATGAATCGCTTCTTGCTCTGCCATGCCTTAATCTGCCACTCATGGAGTCTTATCTGGGTTATCGCCATTGTCACCGATGATTACTGTCAAAGGAGTGAAATCGCCTTTATCGTCTTGCCCCCCAACCACACTTGTAGGAAGCATTCTCATAAGCCACCCGTAAAACAATTCTTTATTCCTCTTGCTTGCCAGAATCCACTCAATAAATCCCTCGGTCCCACCAACCTCTTCGTTGTTGAGGGCCTCGAAAATCATGTCTTTGATATTCGTAGTGAGCTTATTCTTGCTCCCTATTGGCCGGCCAGGATTGCCCCGCTTAAACTGCCCCTTGTCATTTCGGGCATCCGTTTCCTTTCCGTTGTTTACGGATTCAGACATTTATCTTCCTTATCTCAACGCCAACCAATTCATCGGCTCGCATTAATTTGTTCAATTTATCAACCAACTCATCTGTCGGGATAAACCGAAGCCGAAGCTCGACCTCCTTGTCGCCCGACACAAGCGACTTTATGCTTATTTGCTTTATCAACGCCCCGAACTTCGCTTGCTCCATCAGTTCGCCATCACCCTTGCCGGCTCTTGTACGCCCTGCTGTGCTGAGAATTTATCGACTGCCTCGAAGAAGCACTTTTCATGGAATACGACAAATCCCCTCCGTAGCACCAGAGAGCTGAATGGCCTATCCGTAATCTCCATCTGGCATTTCAGGCAAATGGGGTTTGCACCGATTATTTCTTCTTCTGTCATCTCAGCCCTTTAGTCTCCTTCCCTCGGAGGGGGCGCAACCATTTGTAGCTGAACCCCCAATCGGAGATGGCGTTCCTGTCGCCTCCTGCAGCCATCGATTCTTGAGGAGGCACCGAAGGACTATTTTATTTTTAATTCCTTAATCTCCTTCCTCAGCCTTTGCAGCTCTGCATTGTTCTCCTTGTTTATCTTCACCAGTGATTTGATGTGGCTGTTCATCTTGGCCTGCCGCACCACAAGCAAGAGGATGGATTGCGAGATATCGCTTATCTCTGGTTTCGGTGTTCCATGCTTGTTGCGGTACATTCATTAATACGCCATTTTTTTATTGAATTTCACAATTTTCTATAGTGTTTCCAGAGAAATTAAAGTGAATGCCCCTATCTTCTGCTTGTCGGGCATATGCCGTAAGATTATCCCATGAATCAAATACCTGAAAAGTCCTCTGCGTATATCGCCCAGGGCCGTCAAATTTGTTATAAGTCAACTCCATCGTAGCCTTCGGATTTTTTGGGCGAAATTCTACCCCAACAGTTTTTTCTCCAACTTTCAAAAATCTCATGTGTAACTCTTTCATGGTAGCCTTCATGCTTACCTCCTCAAAATAGCCTCATAATGACCATATACAGCCAAGATATGCTGTCCTTACTTGAAAACAGGACTGCGATGAGCAATGCTATAATCAACCAAGTCTGCTTATTCATCTTCCCCTCTATCGTAGGGAGATGGTTTGTCCCTATCGTCTTGAGCATTGTCCAAGCACAGCTAAGCGTTTCCTTGTTCGTTGTGGCTTTATCGCCCTGCTCTATGAGCGCATCGTATCGGTCTTTCATATCTTGCCCTTCCTCCGTAACTTTGCCTCCTTTCTCTCGAGTTTCTTCTGTTGCTTCATGATCTTCAAATCTGTCTTCTGCTCTTCTTGCCTGGTCTTAGAAGTTTTCGTAAGAATCTTTGCCGTTTCTTGTAACGTCCTTCCACCGAACCAGAAGCCAATTACCCATTTAAAAACATCAACCAAGGCATCGGCTGTCTCTTATACACATCTCCGAGCCCACGAGACCGTACTAGATCTCGTAT